ATGTAGTAACAATGTTGTTATGGATAGCCGTTGAAGATTCCCAGATGGGAAAAATAGTTTCCCGTGGGAAAAGTGATTAAGTTAGTGGATACTAACCTATGAGGTGTGAGGACGTTCAAGGTAGGCCGAAACGTTCAAGGTCGTTCAAGGTAAAATTTAGTCACCTTGAACGAGAGAAACCCAGTAAATATGCGGGTTGTAGAGCAGACGTTCAGGACGTTCAAGGTATTTCTTCTTTTTATTTAGTGAGATAATAAAAGATAAATAAAAGCCTATAAGGACTATAAAAAGTTCTGGAACGAATTTGGTCGCGTTTAACCTGAACGCCTGAACGGATTCTCTCTAGCCCAGTGGTGACGTGGCCTGTAGCCCGTTCAAGGTAGAAAAACGTGCCTGAACGACCCTGAACGTCCTGAACGGGCTATTTGTCGCTTAGAAGGGCTACGGTTATGAATGGGAGGAGTGTGAGAACCACCAGTGTCGCACCTGCAATACACAGTGCGTTGATGATGAATTGCTTTCTGGCGGCTTGAGCTTTGGCCGCTTTGATCCTTGCATCTTTTATCGCTCTGCGTTCGCGGATCATATCGATATAGAACTGTTCCCCCGCAGTGTACATGATCAACTCGCGCAACTGGGATTCGTAGTCAGCTAATTGCTTCTTAGCCGCGACAATCTTCAAAGCTTCAGCCTCAACCGATCCAGATCCTAAGAACCCAGACTTTGTTTTGTTGGCCGCTTCTGCGGCTAGGATCTTGTCACGGTTATCGTAGAACGATGCAACGCGGTCAGTGAGATCCATGATGCTGTGACCTGCACCGACTGACTTGGTGATGAAACTGTGGGCTTGTTTGGCGGCACTCACCGCCATTGTAATTTCTGCTATCAATGGGATGCTCCGCTTGGGTTGGCTGTGCCTGAGTAGGCATCGACCATTATATCAGGCGATGCGCTGTGTCCCTTGAACCGTCAACCGTCACAGTCAACTTATCAGGGGATACACCACAAACAGTTGTAATGGCGTTATAATGCGCCTCATTCACTGTTTAACGGGAGTTATCAAGTTGGCAAACATCAAGGTCATCGATTACGAAAAGCTGTACAACCTAGCAAAGATGGGGCTTTCGGAAGAGCAGATAGCCACAAGCCTTGGCATCTCAGTGTCTACTATCGCCAGACGCAAGCGGGACGACGACACATTTGCCGACACCTTAAAGGCGGGGAAGCAGGAGGGCATCACTGCAGTCACCAACCAACTGTTCAACTCAGCCACTGATGCAGAGAAACCCAACACTAGCGCGGGCATTTTCTGGCTCAAGAACCGCGCAGGATGGCGGGATAAGCAGGAAGTAGACGCTAACCTATCAGGCTCAGTGGTCGTAGACCATGACGTGGACTCAGCCTTACAGGCTTTAAAGGATGCGGGCATTGATCCTTCCAAGTTGTGATCGCTCCCATTCATGGTGGGACGCATATCGTTATAAATCAATGACTTACAGGCGTTTGGTACACCTACTGGATCATTGCGGCTTGAAACTTGGCAGGATCGGTGCTTTTAAGGCCGTTTCGCAAAATCGGAGTACCTCTGAGGGGCGATACGCCCCCACATATCTCGCTACACATAGGGCGGCTTTATTTTGACAGAAACGGCTTCAAAAAAATCGGGTTCAAAAAAGAAAGTACCTGCTCTGACAGAGTCGCAGAAAAATAAGGCGGCAAAAATCGCTGAAGCCATGCGCGTGGTGAAACTACACAAAGCGCAGAACCGCATACAGTATTGGCAACCATACGAATGGCAAAAAGAATTTTATAAGGCGGGTACTGATAACAAGCAACGAATGTTGATGGCCGCAAACCGTGTAGGCAAAACTGCTTCACAGGCCGCAGAAGTTGCATTCCACCTCACAGGCTTATATCCAGATTGGTGGGAAGGTATCAGGTTCACCAGACCGACCAAGATATGGTGCTTGGGTGTATCCGGTGAGCAGTTACGCGATGTAATCGTCAAGGAATTGATGGGTATGTACTTGGGCGAGGGTAAGTTCGACAGTTCTGGCCTCATACCTCAAAGGCTCATCTACCAAGTAACCCCTGCGATGGGTACGCCAAGGCTACCCCGCGATGTGGCGGTACGCCACGCGGCAGGAAACACAAGCTTAGTAAGTTTTAAGTCCTACACTCAGGGGCAACACGTCCTCATGGGTTCGAGTCAGGACTACATCTGGATCGACGAAGAGCCAACCGACCCCACAATATACCCACAGTGTCTAACGCGAACAGCGACAGGTAATGATGGAAAGGGCGGCTACCTCGTCGGTACTTTAACACCGGAGAATGGCATGACTGAGTTGGTCAGCCAGTTCATGGACAACCCGAACAAGGGTCAGTATCTCCAGAATGTTACTTGGAACGATGCGCCACACATCACTGACGAGACTAAAGAGCAGTTGTTGGCGGCAATTCCTGAGTACCAGAGAGATATGCGCTCGAAGGGTATACCCGTTCTGGGTGAGGGGATGGTGTTTCCCATCGCGGAAGAGGCGATTAAGTGTGAGCCGTTCGAGATACCCGCGCACTACAAGAAATTGTGTGCCGTGGACTTTGGTATCACACACCCCACAACCTGTGTTTGGACAGCATACGACCCTGACTCAGATGTTATCTACGTTTATGACGCATACAAAAAGGAAGGCGAGATTCCCGCAGTCCATGCCGCTGTGATTAAAAGCCGTGGCAAGACTATCCCGTGTATCTATCCGCATGACGGGGATAACACCGAAAAAGGTTCAGGTAAGACACTGGCAGAGATGTATCTGGAGGCGGGGGTGCTGATGATCGGCAAATTCACCAATCCAGACGGTACAAATTTTGTCGAACCTGCACTGATGGAGATGTTGGAGAGATTCAGAACTGGGCGGTTACGAGTGTTCAGCAATCTGATCCCGTGGTTTGAGGAGTTTCGCAGATACCACAGGAAAAAAGGAAAAATTCATAAGGAGTTCGATGACCTTATGGACGCAACACGATATTCAGCTATTAGCGTAACGCGGTTCGGTCAGAACGCGGTAGAGCGAGAGCAACTAACTAACGGTTCAACAGGGTATACCACAAATGAATATTCTTTCTGAGATTAATGAAGGTGAGTTGCTTGCCTCACTGGAAAACAGCATCAATGCCGCAGACTCATATGCTGAGAGTGAAATCGGCCAACAGCGTGACAAAGGTCATCGCTACTACTACGGCCAACCGATGGGCAATGAGCGTACTGGCAGATCGCAACACGTCAGCATGGATGTCTTCGACGCAGTTGAGTCGGTCAAAGCGATGCTTATGGAAACTTTCTCGGCTGATAGAGACATCTGTCGCTTTGATCCACAAACCGCAGAGGATTTTGTCCCTGCAAAGATGGCGACTGCGCTGACTAACTACATCTTCTACCGCGAGAACAAAGGCTCAAAAATTCTCCACGATGTGGTGCATAACGCGCTAGTAGCGAAAACAGGGATAGTGAAGCGTTACTACAAGAACTACTACGAGTATGACGAAGAAACCTTTGAGGGTGTTGACGAGGCAAGCTTCAACCAGATCGCGGCTGACCCTGATGTAACAATCACGGAGTACGCGGAAGAAGCGCAAGCGGTACAGGCACAAGACCCACAAACTGGTCAGGTGGTTGAAGCTTCTCAGGTCATGTACAGCGGTGAGCTTGTAAGGAAGATCGACAAAAGCAAAGTCTGCATCGAAGTGATACCGCCTGAAGACTTTCTCATAACACCACGCGCTACGGACGAAGAAGATGCGGATTTTTGTTCGCACCGAACAAGCCGTACACGAGGTGAGTTACTGAGTGAAGGTTACGATCCTGAGTTAGTACAGCGGCTTGATGAAGACAAAGATATGCACGAAGACGGGTCACTTGGCCGTGACGCGATAGATGGGTATCGACACGATGACTCATACGAGGCTGATAATGACCGCGAGTATGTAACGATCTACGAGTCATACATGAAGAAGTACCGCGATGACCTGCAGAAGTGCGTAGTGCTGAAAGTGCTTCACAGCCGCAGAGTCTTATTGGATCTTGAGATCGTAAGCGAGAA